CAGTTTCGACAAAGAATAGAATCGAATCAAGGATCGATGTTACCAAGTTGGGCGCATTCATTGTGCGCGGTAGAGCTTTCGCTCGATACAATTCGAAACCATTAAAACTCCATGATAGTTTAGCAGCTGAACACATTTGAAGTGAAATAGCACAACTAATAATGAAATTTAGATGTTCGAAAACTTGGTTCCTCTTTACGGTTTTCCAATTAGCAACTGCGGAGCGTAATGTTTCCACAAAGCTATTCCCGATACTTTCCGGTTGGATACCACCAAATGTAGCATCAAAAGCTTTCTTGATTGAGCTTAAGACGCTAATACCAGAGTACTCGTGTGCGCCAGATGCCATCTGCAAAATGAGCTGCTCAGTTGTTGAACACTGTGACAGCAAAATTACATTGAACACGCATCTTTCCACTTCGAATAGGGCTCCACTATCTCGTTTGAGTCCAGTGGTGGCCTCGACCTCGTCCAGTATCCCTGATAATTCTCCTAAAATTTCCATGGCACGTGTCGTCTTCTTGACACCTTCACCTACTGATTCTGGGAAAATTCCTTCAAAAATGTTGAACGAGTCCAATTCTTCTGCGGTCAAATCGATGGGAAAATCGCCCACGGGTGTGAAACCCAATGGTGGCGTTTCCACTTCACGCACAACCTGATTATTGGTTGTCTTGAGTCTGGAATTTCGACTAGTTCGAGTGGCATTCCAATCCTTCTCCATTTCCTGGACGGTGTTGTACAACACACGTCGCTCACGCTCTGTCGCCATAGAATCATTGAACCACATGTCCAAAGGAAACTCGACAGAGTAGAGAGTTGTCAATTGCAACTCGAATCTGTGGTCCAGTTTTAACACTGGCCACGGGACAGTATTGTAGGTACGTCTGAACGCAATCACGGAGAGTAAGTCGTGTTGAGTGTAATACTCACGACAATCTTCGAAATCGCATTTTGCAACATACTGTCTACTGTCAAAGGCTGACTTGGATCGCTGTCGACCCAGTCGTTCCCACCCCCGTTTGGTGGGGATGGTGTATGGATAATGCACAATGTACTCATCCTCTGTGTAATTGGTATTAGATAACAAATCAATAAAGAATAGCTTGTTAGATGCAGAGTTTGCACCAGACTGAGTCTGGTGCGTCGTGTTTTCGTTAGCTGATTTCATGATGGAGGTTGCGATTTACTGGGATATTAATACTGAATGAAATAATTGAGTAGTTTATAAGTAAATGCAATAACAAAATGAGATAATGGCTTCCTGAATTCTTGACTAATGTTTCACTCCACGCGGTAAAACGTGGAAACAGTGGGGACTCTGCAGCCTAAGTAGCGCTCCTGTCGACTGACCGTTTACCTACTCCTCCTTACCGGGCAGTAAGGCCCCAGGCCGAAGGCACCCCGACACTGGTGTACTTATGGTTTCCCAAGTTGGCATATCACATCCTCCATGGCGATTCT